TGGGACGGCGACTATCTGGAAATGAACCAAGCCAATGTCCTGAACGGCAAGGTCAAGGTTGAAAGCTTTGAGCCTACCGAGTTCTGGCACGGGCCGTATTTCGGGGCCGACTGGGGCTTCGCTACAGACCCGACAACCTTGGTCAAGGTTTGGATTTGGGCGGGCTTTTTATTCGTTGAATACGAGGCCTATGGTCACTGCGTCGAGATTGATGAAACGCCAGAGTTATTCGATAGCATCAAAGGCAGCAGACAGCACCTAATCCGGGCCGACAGCGCCAGACCTGAGACTATCAGCTCAATGAGGCGGGCGGGCTTTAATATCCGGGGCGCTATAAAGGGGCCGGGAAGCGTCGAAGATGGTATCTATCACCTTCGCTCTTATGAGGCCATTGTCATTCACCCGCGATGTACTCACGCAATTTATGAGGCTAAAAGTTGGTCTTACAAAGTGGACAAGTTGACCGGCGACGTTTTGCCGATACTGGTAGACGCTGATAATCATATATGGGACGCGGTTAGGTATGCACTCGAACCGATAATGCGGGCGGGCGATGGGCGGCATCACATCGACTCAAGCGCTGAAAATTACGATAACGAATGGTGATGATATGAAAGGGCAAGAAATCGACGCAATTATTCAGAATGAAATACAAAGCCACCACCCGGTAAAAGGGGTTGACGAGATTTTGCAAATTCTTGTCCAGGCTGAGCAAGGCTATCTGGTGAGGCAGGCTGAGTTATTTGACGATATGGAAGAGCGCGACACCCATATTGGCGCGGAAATGGCTAAAAGAAAAATGCAGGTCAGCCAGCTTGATTGGTCGCTTGTTCCGGCATCATCAGCGGGAGCCAAGGAAAAAAAGGATGTCGAAAAACTCCAATCGCTGATTATAGACAATGTGGACGTCGAAAGTTTGGTGCTTGCCATGTCCGACGGGATTGGGAAAGGGTTTTCGTGCATTCAAATCGAATGGGCCAGGGATCAATTAACCGGGCTATGGGTTCCGGGCGCTTTAAGGCCTAGACCGGCGCGATGGTTTACAGTGGATCGGGCTACCCGGCAAAACATCCGAATCAGAACCGGAGCAAATAGCATTGACGGCGCTGAGCTTTTGAAAGACCAGTGGATTTGCCACCATCACTTTACAAGATCGGCAACCGGGCCAGCGACTAGCGGGCTATTCCGACAAATCGCCCTACCCTATGTCTTTAAAAATTTCGCCATTAAAAATTGGTTGCGGTTTTGCCAGTCATACGGGATTCCACTCAGGGTTTTGTTTCACAATGAAAAGGACGAGGCCAAAAAACGAGCACTCAGAGCGGCGCTTTATAGCCTAGGGTCGAGCGGCGTTGCATTGATCGAAGGCGGCACAACAGACGACCTGAAAACCGTAGACCTGACCAGCGGAGAGGGGCAAGGCTTCCAGGCCTTAGTCGACTGGTCTGAGTCGTCGGTTTCTAAGGCCATCTTAGGCGGAACTTTGACCAGCGACAGCGGGAAAAATGGCAACTATGCGACTGCCAATATCCATGACTCAGCCAGGATTCAGATTAGAAACCACGACTCAAAGCAAATAGCCGAAACCCTGACAAGGCAATTTGTCGGCGCTATGGCGCGGGTTAATGGGCTGAGCATTCGGGCAAGATGGGTTTTTGATACTCAAGACCCTGAAGACTTGGCGCTTTATGCCGACGCACTTCCAAAGCTGGCAGCGAGAAAGGTCAGAATCCCTCTTAAATACGTGCATGACAAGCTGAAAATACCGCAGGCTGTTGATGGTGAAGAGATTATGGACATCGGCGAAAGTAAACCCGAAATAACCCCAAAACAACCCCAACAAGGGTCAGGGCTGGCTTACCTATCTGGCAGCATAGCCAAGAGCAGGTTCACCAAAGAGCAACAGGCTGTCGAGGATTTGGCTGACGAGCTTTTAAAACGGCTTTCAAGCCCGGTTGACCCTGAAGCCATCGCGGCGGCTATTCGCGGAGCCAAAGACCCGCAAGACCTTGACAATAGGCTAGCGGTGGCGCTTGGCGGGGCTGATTTTGAAGGGTTCGCGGATATTTTAGAGCGGGCGCTGTTTGCGGCTGATGTCATGGGGTATGCCCATGGCTAAACCCTTGAGCATAGGGTTTGATGTCCCGTTTGACGAGGCTATCAGCCAAGCCCAAAGCCGGGGCGTTGTATTGCCTGAAGTTTATTATGGGCAACTGCAAGGCATCGCCAGACAAAAGGCTTTCAGCATCGCAGGCCTTACAAGCCTTGACCAAATCTTAGCGGTGAAAAACTCGCTTTCAGAGGCGGCGCGGCGCGGCCAAAGCTTCCAGAGCTGGAAAAAAGAGGTCGAGGCCTCAGGGGTGCTGAGCTTGCCAAAGCACCGAATGGACAACATTTACAGAACCAATTTACAGGGCAGCTATTCAGCCGGGAAGTGGGAAAAGGCGCTAAAAACCGCCAAGTCAAGGCCTTACCTGATGTATGACGCCATTAATGACAGCCGCGTCAGACCGGCGCACTTAGCGCTCGACAATGTTATCAGGCCTATTAATTCCAGCTTTTGGAAAACCCACCTACCGCCCAACGGGTATCGGTGCCGGTGCGGCTTTATCACCTTGACAAAAGAACAAGCGGAAGCCCGAAGCGGCAAAGGGAAAGGTCTGAATAACCCGGCGTTGCTTGATGACGGTGAAAAGGCTATGCCAGATCAGGGGTGGGAATATAACCCGTCAGATCGATTGGACGGGGTTAATTCGGCCATTGATGAAAGAACAAAGGAAGCGCCAAAGCTGGTAAAGCAAGTCAAGCAGCGGATCAAGCAGCGCGACAGATTGGAAGAGGCCAAAAGCTATGTCATTGAAAACGGCAAGCCACTAGAGGCCGGGAGCATTGAGTTTGCCTTTGTTTATGATGAGACTGGCGGCATAGTGCTTAGAAAAAAGGGCGGGAAAAGCCACGTTTCGTTCGAGCCCGACGAAATCGAAAGCATGAAAGCTGCCAAGGGCATCACCATGGTTCACAATCACCCGAGCAGCCGTTCATTATCCGGGGAAGATTTTAAGTTTATCGGCAACTTTGAGGGCGGGCAGATTGTAGCCATCGGCCACAACGGGGCGGAGTATTACGGGAAAGCGCTAAAGACGGCGGAATTCAGCGCGGCGGAAGCCAGGGCCGACGCAATCATAAGGCCGGAGTTTATGCGCCTTATCAATGCGGCAAGCGGCAACGATGACCTGCAGGATGCTGTTATAGCTATGGCTGAAGCCCACCACCACCATATACTCAACACCCTGATTTCAATGATGGGCGTCATTGAGTATAAGGTCAAAAACTTGCCTGACATGCCAGCGGAAGCGGCGGCGATATTTGAAAAAGTCAAAAAAATCATTAACCAAAGCTTATGAAACGAATTCTGATTGACCCACCTGTAACCCCTTATTCAAAGCCAGCAGCCATAAAGCAATGGTTGGAGCAGCTAGCCGGAATGCCTCAAACCAAAGAGGTTCTGGAGGCTATCGGGCAGGCCAAAAAGTGGCTAAATGACCGGGAGAGTTCAAGATGATACGGGTCAAAGTAGACGCGGCGGGCGTCATTCATAAGCTGGAAAGGATCAAGGACGCAGTTACAGACCTTGGCGATGTCCTCGACCAGATCGGGGCCGGAATGATGGCAAACATACAGCTTGGCATCAAGGAGGGCAAAAGCCCGTGGGGCGACCCATTCGCACCGCTAAAAGAGCTTAGAAGCAATAACCGGGACGGCAGGGAAAGCGATGTGCCGTTAAATGACACGCGGCAGCACATTTACAACAAAATCAATTACAAGCGGGTGAGCGATGGCGTCGAGGTGGGCATGTTCGAAGAGCAAAAAATAGGTATTACCCACCAATACGGAAGCGAGAAAAAGAACATCACGGCGCGGCCATTTTTGCCACTAGATAAAAGCGGCAATGTAAACCTACCCGATTCATGGGTCAGGGAAATCAAAGACGTCATCGTTAAAAGCCTAAAAACATAATTTAGGAAGCGCTTCACCTTAAAAGCTGATTTTCAGGCGGGCATCATGCCAGCATGAAAAATCAGAAATCAACAATGTTGGCCGCTCTTAATGCTCAGATGATTGAGCTGAACGGGTCGGCACCAACAGAAATCAGACTACTACCTAGTGGTGCATTCAGGGCCAAGGATGGCCGACCTTTCGACGCGGAAAACTGGGTAATCAACGAAAGCTTGGCGGCGAAGATCGTCAGCAAGCGCCAATCAATCAGCGACAAGTTCTTGATTGATTACGAGCACCAAACATTAGAGGCCAGAACCAAAGGGATAAAGGCACCGGCTTCAGGTTGGGGTGGTGAAATCGAATGGCGGGACGATGGGCTTTACCTAACCGGCATTGAATGGACAGCGGCGGCGGCTTCAGCAATCGAAGCGAAGGAATACCGCTACATAAGCCCGGTCATTCACTACAAAAAGAACTCAGGGGAAATAACTGACGTAACCATGGCGGCGCTTGTTAATTTTGCAGGCCTTGACGGGCTTGTAGATTTGACTGCGGCGGCATCATTTTACATTGAAGGGGATGAGATGAACGAAAAAAACAAGCTAATGCTGGTCGCCCTTATGGGGCTTACAGCAACAGCAACCGACGAGGAAATCAGCACGGGGTTAAGTGCTTTGCAGAGCATGTGCGGAGACGGCAAAAGCCTTGTTGAAACCATCAAGGAATCAGCCGAAAAAGTCGCGGCGCTGTCTGTTGAGATTGCCGGGGTTCCAGAAAAGTTTGTCAAGGTTGAGGCTTTGTCCGAACTACAAACCAAGTACGACGCCTTGCAAGCGACGGTCAAAAAAGAAAAGTCGGCGGCGATCATTGAAGCGGCGCTGGCTGACGGCAGGCTTAAGCCAGGGCAAAAAGAAGCGGCGGAAAAGTTGGCCGAAGTAGACGTCGAGGCTTTGAGTGCCTTTATCAAAGGGCTTGAGCCTAACGCGGCCTTAGGGGATCAACAAGGCGGGCCGGAAGGCGATGGCAACACCCCGCAAACCGGCGCTGACATTGCTGCAAAGGCAACCGTCTACCAAAAACAACAGGCAGCTTTAGGCGTCGAAATTTCCGACGTTGAGGCTATTGATTACGTCACCAAGGGGGTTTAAATGTACGGCAATCGACAACTTATAAAGCCGCTCAAGGCTACCGCAGCGATCAGCAACAACTTGATTGTCAAATTCGGCGCAGCGAATGACACAGTTTCTCAGGCGGCGGCGGCTTCCGACTTGCTAATCGGCGTAACAACTGAGGTTGGCATTACAGCGGCTGAAATTACAGCGGGAACCTATACCGACGTTGTTTTGGAAGGGATTACCGAGGTTTTGGCGGGCGGCACCATTGCCAGGGGCGCAAAAATCACGTCAGACGCAAACGGCAAAGCCATTGCAGCGGCACCCGCAGCTGGCACTAATGCACAGGTGATTGGTATCGCGCTCAATTCGGCTGTTTCGGGCGACATCTTTCCCATGCTGATTAGTCATTCTGTCATGCAGGGCTAATTGATTTAACTAATTACCAAGGACT